CAGCGTCAGACCGAACCGCACGCTGTGTTCGGTCTGCAGCTGGGCGATGATGTCGGCGTTCCAGTCCTTGATCGCGTTCACCGTCCGCTCACCCTGCGGCTCCAAACCGTCCTCGGAGACGTAGCCGAGCGGCTTGATCGCGGCGTTGATGACCGCGGTGGCGGTGGTCGGGACCGGCGTGCCGAGCGGACCGGCCAGTACACCACCTGTGACGGCGATGTTCGGCGTACCCGCACCAATAAAATCGGTCGATGGCAGAGCCATGAGTGTTCTCCCTTCAGGGGGTTTGCCCAGGCCCTGGGGAGTGGTTATTCAGTTGTCCCTTGCGGGGAGTCAGAGCGTGTGACCGCGAATGTGCAGTTCGGCGGTCACCACATAGCGGGGGATTCCGGTGTCGGGGTCCGGCAGGAACGACATTCCGACGTCAACGACACGATCAACCCAGACCGCACCCGCATATCCAGGTGCGACAGCGTTGATCAGAGCCCGCACCGTCGACGCCAATGCAGCAGCAGCGATGCCTAGTTCGGACCAGCACTCGGCGACAATCCGCGGCCGGTCGGTGATCAGGTTGGACCGCGATCCACCTACTCGGGTCAAACGCACGAATTCCGCCGGGCGAGTTGCAGGCACCTCGATCCGCACCGGTGCACTGATGCCGCGCGCAGCCAGTTCGCTGGCGAGGTGATCGGCCAGAGCTACCTCGATGTCATCGAATGCGATGGGTGTGCTCATGCCTCACGCATCGCATCGATCACCGGACCGAGGAGGGTGTGATTCTGGGCGTTGTCCCGCATCGCCCTGGGTGTCGCGGTGATAACCGCTGCGCGGGCGCGGGTACGGCCGACGCCGGAGCGGGCGATGTAGCCGTCCCCGCCGGCGCGCGCGCCGTGCACAGCCTTGTCGTAGACGAGGTCCTCGGCTTCCTCTGAGCAGCGGAGCTGCCGGAATCCGCGCATGGACCAGCGGATTCGTGGTATGGCCATCAGCGCACCTCTCAGCCTTCGACTCGACGCAGGTTGACCACCGATCCGGGCTGCCAGCCGTGAAAACCGTGGTTGTAGTCCTCCGGGTATCCGATGACCATGAATTGCCCGGCCGGGCCGGAGGGTAGGTCGATCAGATCCCCTGGGGCAGGGGTGAATCCCGGTGGCACAAACAACTCCACGTCAACGATCACGCGGTCGTGGCCCGCAAGTTTCGGCTGATCAGCGTGCGATCCCGGCGGCGCCCACTGGATCACGTTCACCGGCGTACCCGGCTGGTTTTTCGGCGGGCTGTAGGACGGCGGATTCCGGTGCGGGTCAGGGCCGCCCGCGGTGTAGACGTGATGCCCCACCGTGTACGGGGTTGGGAACGTCACGACTCGAACCGTTCACTCACCAGCGGCATGGACACCATGGAGCATCGGTACGGCCGGAGCCGCATCTTCAGCACCGCGGTGAGCCATGGGCCGCCGGAAGTGGAGCCCTCGGTGAACCGCTGCGAATACTGGCCAGCCGTCAGCGATTCGGTGTTGGCCGGCGTCGACGCTGGCCTGGTGATGACCGCGGCCACCATCGCAGCCACAACACGGACGATCGCGCTAGGCGTTGGTGTCGCTGGTGGGCACCTCAGGTACCCCAGCACCAGATCGCTTGCCTCGTCGAGCTGGCTGCTTACGAGTGCTTCCTCGTCCGCTGTCAGTTCCCGGCCCAGGATCGCTTCCACGTCCGCCTGTGTCGCCAGAGTCACCAGCGCCTCCGATCGGTTCCCAGTTCGCGTCCGAGGTCACCAGGGCGGCCAACGTCGTGCCTTCACGTACGGGGATGACCGCCCCGGTGTCCTTGTGCCGGTAGCGCATTAGCTCGTCACGTCAGGGGTGACCGCACCCACCGGCACCTTCGGCGAGTTGCCCATGGGGGTGGCCGCGGAGCCGAGGACGTAGGCGTAACGGGCCTTGAAGCGCAGTGCGACCATGTCGCGCTCGGCCAGGTTGATCGAACCGACGGTCGCCTGGTCCAGCAGCTTCACGGTGATGTCCTGGCGCACACCGATCCGCACCCGCTGCGAGTCCACGACGATCGCGGTCGCCGAATCCGGATCCCATGCACCGTTGCGGTTGAAGAAGGTGCGGAACCCGGCGAAGGACTCATCCCGGAAGATCGGGAATCCGTTCGCGTCGCGGAGGTTCGCGACCTGGTAGCGCAACGCCAGGCTCGACAGCATCGTGTCGGGCATCCAGCCAGCCAGCGCGATCTTCTCCGCGACCTGGTTCACCGCGCCCGGGATGTCGGAGGTGTTCGCGTTGCCGTCGACGACGGCATTGGTCTGGCCTGCCGCGACAGCTGCCGGGAGCAGGGCCGCCGACACCCACGAGGCGGGCTTGTCGGTGCCGAAGATCACGGCCTCGTCGAGTTTCTTGCCGATCGCCTGACCGCCGAGGGTCGCGATGTCGGCGAGCACGTTGGTGGTGGCGTCATCGAGCACGTTCTCGTGCACGGGGATGATCACAGCGATTTCCTCGGCGACCAGCGTCCGGTCTTCCCAGGTCACCTGCGAAGTCGGCTTCACACCTTCAGCGGCGGTTGCCGATTCCGAAACCCACCCGGCTTCGGGGAGGGTTGCCAGCACCGGCAGGTGGGTCAGCTTTGTACCCATGCTCACGGTGGGGAACGCGGCGAGAACAGTCGACGCCTCAGCCGCAGCCTGCAGCAAGGTGTTCGCGTACGCCTCCTGGATGAGGGTCGACACCTCGGAGCGCGAAATATCCGCCATAGCGGATCTCCTTTTCTATTCGCCCAGCAAGGTGCGCCCTTGCGGGTCTGGGTTCATGCCCCCGAGCGGCGCATCTCGCGCAAGGCCGCGGCGGCGCGTTCCTGCGGATTGGCAGAGGTATCGCCGCTGCTGGATGCTCCGGACTTCAAACCGGTGGCGGGGGGCTTGCGAGTGGGGGGTTTCGCTGCGTCGCGCCAGGCGAGGATTTCGTCGGCGGACGCTTCGAGTTCTTCCTTCGTATTTCCGGTCAGCGCGGACGCCGGAACGCCCTTCTCGGCGGCGACAGACGCCTTCAGCGACGCCTGCGTGGCCTGGGCGACCTGCTGGTCCCGTTCGGCGAGCTGCTTGGTCAGCTCCTCGATCCGTTCCTGCGCCTTCTGCTGCTCGGACTTGCTCGCGTTCTCGATCTCCTTGAGCCGCGTAGCAGCGGCTTTCAGGTCGTCGTAGTCGGCGAACTTCTGCTTCTCCCTGGCCACCCGCTCGGCGACGATGCGGTCGACTTCGCTTTGGGTCAGGGTTTTCTCCGCAGGCTGCTGCTCCGAAGTGGGGGCAGTCTCCTGGTGCTCCGTCTGGGTAGACGTGTCGGTCATTTCTTCTCCGTGAGCCCGTCGGCATGAACCGTCCGTTTGGCGCTGGACGTGAGCGCTCCCTCCTCCAGGAGTGGAGGGTGGTCAGTGGCGGCTGCCGCCGCGTTCCCGCTCGGCCTGCCGCATCGCGGAAAGGATCGACCTGAAGTCGCCGTCGCCTTCCTCGTAGGCGTCGTTGTATTGCGTGGTCCACCGCGCCACATACGCGGGCGGCTCGTAGCTGTCACCCGCACGCACAGGCACGGGTTCGCATCCGCAGTCGTCGTGGTACAGCTCGCCGACCTTCCGCTCGCCCCGAAGGCGCCCGCTGGTTCCGACGAACTTCGCCGACTCCTTGGTCAGGTAGTCCGGGCCGCGAGTGGCGAGGAGGCGGCAGAACGCGCACGCGTCGGGTTGGGCGTGCCGCGCCCACCGAACACCCTCACGCTCAGCGTTTTCGGTGATCGTGTCCCGCGCGGCGGTGGTGACGTACCGTTGCGTCGCCCCGGACAGGCGTTGAATCACACGCGCGCGCGGCTGGCCTTCCTCGGCGGCGACCATTCGCGCACGCGGCTCACCTTCCTCGGGTGCGACGACACGTGCCCGGGGTGGCTCTTCATCCGCAGTGTTCGGCCGGTCCGGCTCGGCAGGCGCCGGCTCAGGTTCGGGTTCGGGTTCGAGTTCGGCGACGGGCTGCGGCTCAGCGGTCGGCTCGCGAAGCCGACGCACCTCCGCCTCCAACTCGTCACGGTCCATCTGCTCAGGCTCGAGGTCTTCCGGTGCAGGACTCGGCTCCGGTTCACGTTCGGCGGACAACGCCCACCACACCGTCGCCTCGACCTGCTCCCGCGGCAGCAACGGCGCCGGGCGAGGTTCGAAGTCCGCGGCATCCAGCAGCGCGATCCGCCCGGACGGGCCCGTCATTGGCTCCGGGGCATCCCTGCGCCGCTTCGGCTTCCGCGGCTTCTCACGCGCCAGCCCGCGATACCAGGACGCAGCGAGGTCGGCGGAAGCCGCCATGTACCGCTCCATCACTGGAGGGACCGCGGCCACCAGCGTGTCGTCGTCCTCGCCGGATAGAGCGATTACGACTGCGGTGATCTCGGCGACCGCCAGCGCGGACAGCTCGTCGACGTCCTGCTGATACTGCTCGATCTCAGCTTGCGACGGCATCCGGGACGGCAC